CTTCGGTGTATATCCCGAAACGAGTGCTCGCTAAGTTTGTTCCTTCAGAAATTTTACCTCCTAAGCAGGGGTAAATTGCACAAACCATTGAATTATTCTCTGGTGTATCAAGTGCTATCTCGTCATCTCCGCATCGCTTTCGCCTCCAATCGGGGGCCCCTGCATTTAAAACTGCTAGGGTAAGCTGCATACGACATATGTTACATGCAATTTCTAAAGTGTGGGTATTCTGGATAAAATCCGGATTAAATCCCAACTTTGCTAAAGATCTTGCTAGCCAGCTCGCAAAACGCGTATACGCACAATCCACAAACCATGTGGGTGCGTCGCCCATTAAGGGTCCGCCCGTTTTGTCTTTAACCACTTTCCCGATTTCGGGATACTCAATATCAGTCGGCATTTTAATAATGTCCAACAACATGGGTATTTGTGGTTCGCTGTTTAGGCCTGTACCGGTTATAAAACCATCAGTCAGGGCTTCACTCAAAGCAGGGACAATCAAGTCACTGCACCTAGACAAGTCTAGGGAAAGTAGTTCCAAATTACGGAGTTCTAAGAACTTCTCCTGGGTATATGGACCAGGTCCGTGTAATTCACGAATCTGTTTGTTCACCTCACTAATAAAGGCAAAACCACGTGAACCACCCTCAGGGTGATTCAAAGAGGGAATTTCTTCATCCTCTTGCGCATAAAAATAAAGCGCCGTGCGTGGGAGATTCAACAAAGTTGATTCTTCCCAATCACTGACAGTGATGACGCGTGACTTATCGCCGCGTTCAGGCACTGACCGTGCAACAAGTATTCTTTTCCCAATCCATTCATAGTCAAATGGGGGTGGACATAAAAAGAAACCCTGAAATGGGTTCTGTCCAATTATAAAAGTACTTGTGTTGATAGATAATCTACCCTTTCGATACAGAGACTCTAATGCCATGTCACGGAGTAAAAAATGGTCATTTAGTTCCCCCTGTTCGCTTTCTTCAAGCGTGAGATATTGATACTCAAAGGGGATCGAGGCACTCTGGGTTTTTGACACCCAGAATTTTTCAACAACACATCGGTGATACTTAATTTCACCGAATAAGCCGTATCCGATCTGTTTTCGATACACTTTTTGAATACGCGCGTGGTACGCTTTCAATCGAGGGACAACGTCAGTCATCCGTCCACCGTCAGAAACACCACATGTAGTGGTGGCCGAAGTATTAACACGAGTTTTCATCGTTGCTTCAGCGCCATTAGCTTTCTTTTTGCTTGAGCAGTAGCCACCCCAGGCTACTCCAAAAAGTTTTGCAAGGTCCAAAATGACCTTAGGTAGGGGAAATTCCCTACCCATATCTTCCATGTGTTGGTACAGAGATGCACGCATTTTCTTTGCGTCGGGTAACGGCAGCGCTCTTCCCATTAAGTACAACTGGAATAAACTTTTCTGTTCACGTGATCCTATGCCTAAGGGTCGGTCAGGACCAGGCTTGAGATGATCTTTTAGATGACCTCTTGCCCACGTGAATTCAAGTGCAAAAGCACTTCCCTCTACTGTGCATCCAATGGTGCCAGATAACAAAGGGGGTGGAGAT